TTCGCCGCCATTGAGCCCTGATGGCGGAATTGGTAGACGCGGCGGATTCAAAATCCGTTTTCGAAAGGAGTGGGAGTTCGAGTCTCCCTCGGGGCACCAGCACAATGAAGAAAGGCCTTGATTTTCAAGGCCTTTTTTTTTGATTGGCGTAAAGATGGCGTACCCGCCCTGACTGAAGATTTATTTTGGTCGTGGGCTGCGAGTATGCGAATGCGGCTGCAGGAAGATCGATGAGGCGGCTGTCCTGATTCGGGCAAGCGGTCAGGCTAAATATGGAGCTGAGATGAGACGTCAATCTTTTCTAAACGCGGTGGATAACGTAGTTAATGACCTCCAAGAGACTTCGGTGCAAGCGATGTTCAACGAAGTCTTTGACGCCGTTCGCAAGGCGGAGAAGGAACAAATAACCGCCGCATTCAACTACCGCATCTTCCTTGATTACTCCATGCGAGTTGCCCACTACACGGCTGCGGAACATCGAATTCTCGAAATAATGGGGCTCGAATGTCTTACAGATCCAGACTGGTGGCAACACGCTACGGATTTGGACTCGAACGACCTATTCTTCGTCTCGCGCCGCCTCTATTTTACAGTCGATAACCTGCCTCTCTTATCTGCAATGCTGGAGCGGGATTATGTCGACCAGACTGATGCCGAGAATAAGGAATTGCTCGCTAGCGGCATGGATACGCTGAGCATCTTGTTGGTAGAAGATCACGATCAACGGTCCACGCCCAATCGACTGATTCTCACCCTTCAAGGCGTAACCGATATTTATCAAGCCATCGCCACGATGGAGGGGGAGAGCCACGGCGATTTGGCGGTGGTAGCAATAGACTCCGGCAGTGATAAGTCCTTTGACTTCCTGGGACTCGCGAAGGTCATGCAGATCTGCAAAGAAACCTTGCTAGCGATCTGGGACAGGCGCGTTTTCCACCGTCATGTGCACGTCTCTTTGTGCATCCAAACCATCGCTGAGTCACTTCCAGTTATCCAGCAGATTCACGACATGAAAGAGGCTGGCGCGATATCCCCTGAACAAGCAGAACTGCTTAAAAGACAGATGGTCAGCGGAACGTCAAAACTACTCGAGGTGGGTGCGATCAGCGCTGAAATGGAAGCACAACCTGGATCGTCTCCACGCGCCCTAATGCGCCCTGAACCTAAGCTTCTAGCTGCGCCCATTGACACAAGCCGGAAAGAGCGCGAGTCCGATATCGGCTCAGGTGTACGTGACAATTCCGACCTTAGTGAAGCAGAGGTCGATGAACTTGAGCGACTTCTAGCAAAAGCAAAAAAGAAACGCGGATGATACTCCCTACGCTTCGGAAACAGTCACCTGCCGTAGCGGCTTACAAAGAGATCGTAATCAGCTGCAAATGCTGATTACGACTGCTCAGCTCCTTTCCCCCGCTGCAATGGTTGTTAAGACGTCTACTTATGCGTGCACAGAATTACGCACACTTGAAAGCTTTATGGGGCTACAGATTGACGTCCCCCAGATTGTCGGTGGGAGGCGGTGAAGAGACCCGGGTTCCAAAATACGCGATATGTGATCGTGCGTGTGACACACACCCTACGCGACGGAAAATTTTTTCCCTGCCCTATGCTCAAAAGCACGTAAGAAGTGTAAGTGGGAGATGTATATTCTCTGTATCCCTTATAGATAGAGGGATAGAGGTCTTTCGATTACTGTAAGTGAACTGTCGGAAGGCTGTTTTTACCTAACAGTTGGCACCTGTAAGTAGAAACTCTCCCAAGCCCTTGATTTAAAAGGCTTTCAGCGCAGTCAAAATTCCCCATACAGTTTCCTACACTCGCACTGTAAGCGACTATCCCCAATGAATCCGAGGGGTGGAGCCGATTTCTGACACAACCAACACCACTTACACGTTTGGAAGGGACTACCCAAGAAAGTGTTTTTGGTGATCGACCTGGCCTGGCAGTGATCCGCTCCTGAACTTCGGCGCTGCGTATGAGACTTTGAAACGCATCAAATAGCCCGCAACCCTTGATCGGTGCGGGCTGCAGCGAAATTCTGCGTCCCGCCAAGTCAGGCAGGTTTCAAGTGTAAAAGACTGACGCCCGCCGTTAAAACCTGCTGAAACCCGAGTTTTCAAAGTCTTCGACCAATCAAACCTGGCGCTTCAGCGACCCTCCCCCGGTTGCCGCTCCCTGCACCTCTGTGCAAGCGCGCTGCATTTCTCCTCAAAACTTTGCACATTGTGAAACGCCCGCCTTACTGCAAAGCCCCCCGGCCCGCCTGGGCTGCAGGATCATTTGCACTACATCCCGATTTGCACAAAAAAAGGAGGTAAAGCCCGTCGGCGGGAGGGGGATAAGTGCTTTTTCAGCAAATTTTTTTAGGAAGATCGATTCTTTGCAAACATTCGCTAGCACTGCCGTAGTCGCGTAATCGCGTCTGCAATCGCTTGTGCATTTGCGTCTAAGGTTTCCATGGCGGCGAATGCATTACCTGCGACATTCTCCACTCCACTCTCTGAAAGCCACGTAGTGATCTCCTCGATTGCTGCTCCTAGGGCATGTTGGTTGTGCAGTAGCAATGTCAGTGCATCTGCCGTGGCGATCTTGCAGTCCGAATTATCCAGCATGGTGGCCGTCCCTGAAGAGTGTTCCGGTAGCCTAGTCCATCTTGCGGATGACTCGCTGACAGTTCCAAGCTAGGAAGCCATCAACCGCCCCTGCCGTCAGTCGCCCCATTGATGTGAGGCGATATGCAAGTCGATATACTGTACATATATACAGCATTAGGATTGGGTAGGCAGTGCCAATGAATAGCGAATCTGCGAGAACCGTCATATCGAACACGTGTGGAGTAGATCAGTGGTGGATCATGCTCCGCGATGAGGTGGCATTGCTTGCGATGCCCGGCGCCCATCACAAAGCATTGCTAAGTCATGCACATGCACTGCACCTAGCTGACGTGATAGATGCTGACGAACTCAGCGATCGGCTGGAGTTAGCGGACGCGGCGTTGGCCTACGCAATTGAATCGCTACATGATCTCGACGTTGACGAGTAGCAACATCATGCACTTGCTGATCACGCCTATGCGCCTACGTGGTATCGCGCTGGATCCGAAAGAGCGGCGCCGCTATCCGGCCATCCGTGGGAACGTCATGGTCAATTCAAATCACTGCCATGAATTAGGCCGTGCAGCCAACGTCGCACGTGTTGAGGTGGGGATGCCGCTTGATCCGGATCCTTTGCCGCCCCTACTCGATGCAACTCTGGCGGGAATGGCGGTGACAGGATTCGTGCTTAGTGGCATTGAATACATTGATGGCTGTGCGTACGCACAATCTTGGTGGTGTAGAGCGGAGTAATTTGGAAGGCGCTCGTAATTTTTCAATTCCGAGCGCCATCCGACATCACGCTTTTGCTTTACCTCTCGCTCTTTTTTTAGGCTCATCATTTGGTAGAGCTGCGAGCATCTCATCAAGAACTGTCTGCCTTTTAAGGCGGTCATCACTGATCTCACCGAGAGACTCTAAAACTTCAACTGCCTTCTTAAAAGGAGACAGCGCCTGCTCACCAGGCTTAGTCAACTTATCGATTATTTTTTGACAGTAAGCTTCCATCTTTTTCGACTTCATGCTTGGTCTGTCTTTGCCCGCTATGATTGTGCAAACCAAAACTAAAATATGCCACTTAAATCTCCTCATATTTTGAGGAACGTTACTACTAGCTACATATAGATGCAACCGATAAAGAACTAAGCATGATGCATAAAAAATAATCTCCTTGTTTTCCTCATCAAACATTATTGAAGAAAGAGTTTCGTACATTTTTTTGGGATAACGATACGCTAAGTCAGGGCGGTGGCAAAACATTGACGCAACGCACTTGGCTACCGTGTTAATATTAAATGTTCGGATCGCCGGGACTTCTTTGCCAAAATATTGTTTTTCCCTTCGTTCAAAATACAGTCGACCATCTTGGCCGTCGAATGAGTTGAAAAGTTGCTCCACGCGCTTGATGATGGGTCGCAAGGTTAAAAACTGGGTCTCATCAACTTTGGATTGACTATTGGTAGCCCTTACCAATTCAGAAAAAACGTCCTCGCTTGATGTCTCAATCACCTTTAGCGTTACCATTACCTTGTCGTCATATTTTCCTCGATTCTCATAAAGGATATTCGAAGTCTGACAACCGTTTACGATTTGGAAGTTTTCAAGGTGTAAGACATTGCCCTGCAAGCGGATGTCCGGACTGACAATTGTTATTCCATTATTGAGGACCGGAAAGCGCGTGGATGTTCCTTTGCTGTTTAGCGTTTCAGCGATTGACTGATTAACGATATTGTCCCCTCCCAAATACGCCCTCACGTTCTCTTCAAACACTTGAGCGCGCAGGCTACCATCGCTTGCTACTAATAAATTAGACACGACATCAACTGCCCGGGCCACCACGAGATATGCTTCCTCAATCCCTGCGATGGCAGGTAAAGGCGCAGAGCCAAAAAGTGGCAATTGGGCTGTAATACCCGAGTACGTTGAAACCCAGAGTTCAGTTAGCTCATTACGACCAAAACATTTTATGTCAACGTCGGAGAAATAACCGATGTCATCGATCTGCTTGACGAAAGCAGCAATCGCTGCCTCGAACTCCTTTGGTGCGAGATAGTTTCCCGTGCTTATAAATCTAGCTGTGAGTCTCGGCTTGCCATTTCTGATTTTCGGAACGTTTCCAATACACTCGTCGAAAACAGATCTAGCATTTTGTTGGATTTCGTCGGTCGCTGTATATGGCTCTTCGTTAATGAATCGAAGTACTGACTCTTTGAATTTTAGAAAATCGCCAAGATCAAAACCATCAGAAGTTTTGGCCTGAACAAACACTACTTCAACGTCGTGATTTTTTCTATCAGTTTTAAATGCGGTGCGTGCGTCGTCGTCTGAGACTATAATCTCTTCGTCTAATATAACCGCAATACCGTCAACTCCGTCGTCACCCGGGCCAGTCGTGACATCATCGAGATCAAAGCTTGATGCGCATCTTGAATATAAAACTGCATAACTACAAAAGTGCTCAAATTGTTGATCGAGCGGTTCGGCTTCTAAACCAAAGCTTTTAACAAAATTGCTAAGGTGTGACTTTATAATTCTATGCATGGTTCGTCCCTGGTTGTGTTGGCGACCACATGCTAACCATAACGGCGTTGCCTTTGATACAAAATCCCCACAAAAAATTTGATGTTTTTTGCAACAACTGCAACTTTCTCATTTAGTTGACTATTCGGATAGCGTCACGCCCTGTAAGTTTTTCTTTAAAATCAGTGAGCTACCTGAAAACTCTTCAAATTTTTGTACGTCACCCGGACTCGGTACGCTTCCTGGTACATGCGTATGCACGGCAAGACGAGTATTCATTAACGCCAACATGTCGAGCACATCGCATACAAGTTGGAATAGATTCACGGTGTCCGAACCGATCCAGTTTTTTGGCGCTTGCAAGCGCTGCCCTTTGGCCGCAAGGCTTCGGCGCAAGCCTTCAATCCGTTCTAGCATATCGCCACCCACCGTGGCGTTGTGCTTTTGACCCACAACCAGATTCAGATCCCGACCGGTAGCCTGGTGCAGATCGTCCACCGCCGCCAGGCTCGCGGATCCACCCGACATCAGCTTGAGTGCACCCAGCGCCTCGATCGTTTTCACACCACCCACCGACTCGGTCGAGTGGTCATCAATCGTCTGCGTGTGGCTCTGGAACTGCTCGCGGTTGTCCAGGGCTTCGACTTCGCGCTCGATCGCCTGATCACGGATCTTGCCATCGGTCTGGCGTAGCCAGTTGCCGTCGGCATCGACGCGCTGTTGGGCGGCCTCGCTGTGCTGCCACACCTGATCACCCTTCGGCACCTTGGGCATGCTCAACCCGTGCGGCAAGATCGATTGAATGTAGGGCTTGTTCGGCAGGCCGTATGCAAAGCAAACCACGACCCGCGTCCCTTCCTCCGGAAAGGCGTAAATACCCATTTCCTCGCCTCCGGTGGGCAGCGGCAACGGAACGCCGGTGAGCAGCGGCATGGCCGGGTCTGGCTCGTCGTCAGCGCCAAGTACTTCTATGTCCACGGCGTAGCGCGGCCGGAAGTCGTCGCACAGTCCGGCGTCCGCCGGCGCGTCGGCCACGGCGGTAACCCGGGCAAAACGCGGCAGGTGGTAGCCACCGGTGAGTTCGGGGAATTGGCGCTCTAAAGCGCGGCGGATTGCGTCTTCCATCGGATAGCCATCTGGTCATTGGTCAGCGTCACCGTGGTGATGCGCTCGCCGTTGTTGATCGTTGCACCTGGTCGCACGCCGGGAAGGGCCGCGACCATTGCGCTCTGGTTGCCCTGGTAGCCGTCGAACAGCTCCGTGGGGATTTGCAGCGGCGCGCGTGCGCCGAAAAAACTGTCGGCCCAACTGCCGGCGAACACTTCACCGTTGCCCAGCTGGTGCCAGGTGAAGTCGGGAATGCTGAACACTCGGGCCAGACTGTCCATCGCCTGGTATCCGGCGGCGAGGCTGTAGAAATACGGCGCCTTCACGCTGGCATAAGGCCGATCGGGAACGCGAAAGCGCAGCCCGGTCTGTTCGCTGACCTGGGCCAGCACGGCGCGCAGATCCACATGACGCAGATTCATCGGCATCGGGTTGGCCAGCACGGCAGCCAACTCACGGCAGAACAGCACCTGTTCGATCGCGTTGGCGGCGGTGCAGCGCTCGACGTAGCCGATAAAGTGCCGCTGCAGTGTGCCCTCGTTGTAGCCGATATCCAGCGTCACCAGCCCTTTCAGCGGCACAGGGGATTGAACTGTGAAGTTCGCCCGGCCGGGGCTGGTAGCGTCCAGCCTGACGTCCTCCTTGATAAGCGCGATCGGGGCGCCGTTGATGGAAAGTATCTTGTGCAGTTTCACGTCTGCTCACTCCCGCCCAGCCACTTATCCACACGTCCCAGCACCTTTTCAAAACCGCTCAGCGCGGGGTCGTCGTTGGTAGCGTCACCGGTACCGCCTTCGCCGACCGTGCTGCCCGGGGCGCCTTGGGCGTTGACCTTGTTGCCGGCGCGTCGTCCTTCGACTTTCTCTGGGTTCGATTCGCGTTCGCTTAGCGTGAATTGCACAAGCCAGGCTTTCAGGGTGTCCGCTTCCCTGGCACTGACGCCGTCGGAAAACTCCACCTGCCGCACGCCGAAGGCCTCGGCCGTGTCGTTCACGATCCGATACAGATGCAACTGACCGCCGCCGGCGGTGGCTTCAGCCATCCGCAGCAGATCGGTCAGCTGAGTCTTATCCACAAAGGGAATCATCAGTGAGACAGCCAGCGTCTTGGGTTTGAAGCCCTTGTGCGCCTTGTCCGTGTTGCTGGTCTGGCCGGACATGTCGCCGCTTTCGATTCGCAGGTTGGCCGTGACCTTGAGATTCTTGCCCTGGACTTTTTGCCCGTCGAGTAGCAGCGTCATAGGCCCACCAGTTCCTGCACGAAGCTCAGCCCTTCTTTGCTGCCGACCAACAACAAGCCGGCGCACTGAATCCATTCGTGGCCCGGGGCATCGCCGGCCAGCAGTTCGCGGCGTAATTCGCCGGCAGTGCCGGGGCCGATCATCCGCGCACGCATGCTGACGTCAGGATTGCCCCCGGCCAGCAGGTCTTTCAGGTCAGCCATTTGTTTATCTCGCCCCCGCTGCTGGGCGCTCTTGCGAGCTGCCAGCGCTGCCAGATCTGCCAACGGCGAGCTGTCGGCGGCGTAACCTTCCAGCACGGCTATCTGCCCCGCCATGGACTGTTTAGCGGCTTTGACCACCGTGCAACGGTCCAGCGGCAAACCCTGCCAGCGTGGCAAAGTACCGGCGCCGGGGATCTCCCACTTTTCGCTCTCCAGTTTCACCAGGTGTTGCGCCCTGCGCTCGGTGCGTACCAGGTCAGGGATCGGCAGCAGTGCATTGAATCGCGCCAAGCTGCTGGCCAGCTGTTCCAGGCGAGTGCCCAGGAAGAGGATCGACAGCGCGTATTGCGGCCCGGTCGGGCGCCCGCTGTCGCTGGCGTCTTCCAGTTTCTTGGCGAGATGTTCCAGCGCGTTGGGCGCGGACAGAAAGCGCTGATAGCCAGCGCCTTGGCCAACGCCGCTTTGAAATGGCGTCACGACCAGGCACGCCGGCACCTGCCCCATCTGCTCGGCCAGCGCTGCGCGTCCGGCGGCGATCGCATTTTTGGCAGCATCACCGACCGGCCCCGGGTTGGTGTTGGCCAGCCCGGTCAGTCCAGCTAAACGCTGGGCGGTGCTGGCCAGCTCGCCGCCGGCCAGATCCTTAGCCGCTGACAGCCCGCTCATCCACTGCGTGGCCTGCTCCGGCCAGCGCATCGTCACCGGTGCCCAAGTCATGCCGGCGGCGTCCAGGTGATGGCTTTCATTGCCTTCAGATCTTTATCTTTTTGTGCTTTCGCCACAGCTTGGCGCAGTGTCTCCGCGTGCTGCTGCGCCGCCTGCCGGAAGCGCACCAGATCAAGACTGACTTTCTGCAATTGTTCGATGGTGTGCGGCCGGAAAGTCATTACCTGATGATCGTCATAACATGGGTAAACATCGTCCATACCCAGCAGCACCTGGCCGTTGAGATTCACCTGGTCATCGATCGCGCTGCCGTAGCGGTATGGCTCACCCAAGGCGCTGGAGTTAAAACCGCCGGCGATGTACGCCGCGCAGTCGTTGGCGATCGCTTGTAGTTTTTTGTCCCGGAGTGCAGCCATTACGGCTTCAATGTCGTCAGCCCATTCGCCGTCCTTCCAGACTTGGTTCGGCCCGGGTTTCTTCATGGTGAAGCCCGCAGGCACCGCTTCGAAACCTTCTAACGCTCGCGGCTCGCCGGTGTCCGTGCTGTACACCACGACGCCGCCGAAGTAGTCCACCAACTGCCAGGCCTTGCCGTTCCACCATGCGGCTTTGTGTTCCAGGATCGCGGGCGGCGCCGCTTCGACGCATCCGCCAGGAATCAGATAAACACCTGGCTCCAGCGGCGATTCATCAGCCGCTACCGCACCAACGAAAATGCCGAGGTGGTCGGTTTGATAAACCAGTTTCTCAGTCATGCTTGATCTCAATACTTAATGCAGAAAAGAAGGGCCATGTTCTTCGGCCGGGTTTCAGCTCCGCCGGCTGCGGCCACGGTCACGCCGTGGGTGTGGTTGCCACCTCCGCCAATACCGACGTTGTGCGCGTGATTACCCGCGGCATCCATTCCGACTGTGTGTTGGTGATGGCCGGCCCATGATGTTTCTTGAGCACCAGCGGCCTGCCTGATGGTGTTCGGCCCCCCCGCGCCCTGGCCGATACCCGGTGCACCTGGCGCACTGTGGGAGTGGTTGCCCTGCGCATCAGTCCAGGCACGGTGAGCATGGTTACCCTGTGCGTCCGTCCATGCGCCGTGAATGTGATCCCCCACAGCAGCGGCCGAGGCCGTATGTGCGTGGGAATGAATCATCATGTCCTGATACGCGCCGAACGCTCGGCCGGGATCCAGCCCGCGCCCATCGTCCCAGCCGCGAGGGAATAAACCGCGCATGTCGGGCAGATTGAATGTGGTTGAACCATCACCCTCCCCGTAGTGCGTACCAAGCCAAGCGAAGAGTTGTGCGAACGTGCTACGCGAGACGGCCGCACCATTGCACTTCAGCCATCCCGTCGGGGCGGCGGTCATTGCAAACGCTGCCACCATGCCGGTCATTGAATCCCCGACTTGTTTCTGGAGTTTGTTGAGTGCCGCCGTAGACGCCACGATCTCGCTGCTGTTGGTGGCTGGATCGTCGCTGATTGCATTGGGCAGATTGCCCAGTCCGACGTCTGCTTTGGTCGTGGCCCGGGCACGCAGCAGCGGATAGTCGCCGGTACGGGATGCGAGATATTTGATCAACGCACCGCCGACTGGCTCGGCGTCCCGCAAATCCACGATATTGCTGGGTGAAATGAAATCAGCGATCGGCACGCAGTAATGGCGTACGCCGGCAGCATCGGTGTAATCGACCTGTTCACCGAATACCACTTTCCACACAGCTACCCGATCGTTCAACTGACGCTCAAGACAAACGTCCAGCCAGACCTTACCTACTGGAATGGCGCCGGGGACCGCTTCTGACTTCGCAATGGCCACGCGGATGCCTTCGACGTAGGCCGTGCCACCATTGATCTGGTAGCCGGTGTCTGTCTTTTCGAACATCAGCGAATTACTGAAAAAGAACGCACGCCCGTAGAGGTTGCGATTGCTCAGACGCTCGCGCTCATCGATGCCGGCAAGGCGCACCGTAAAGTCATGCTGCCAGGTGCTGGCATCGATCTTGATGCCGGTCAGTTTCATGGCGCCGTCGAAGGCCACCAGAAAATTGCGGGTGACGTTGTTGCCGATCTGCTCCGGCGGAATGTTCCTGCGCTTCTGTTGCAGAGGCACTGACGACGCGGCGAACAAGATGCCGTCGGCGTCCTCAAGGCCGACCCAGTTAAAGTCCCAGTCGCCAACGTCAGACCCCAACTGTGCGCTGTACACCACCTGGTTCGGATTCACGAAACCCGCGTTCTTTTCCGGGATCGTGTAGACGTGAACGATCTGCGCAGCCGGTGGCTTGCCGGCAGCGCGATCGAGCGGCGCGGTCGGATCAAGCCCGGGCACATTCGCAAAGATGAATCGGCTGACGATCAGCGGCTTTTGCTGGCTTTGTTTAAGGGCGATTTGGCTTTCGCCGGCCAAGGTAATACTGGCGCTCACGGTGCGCTCCTACAGGCTGGCAACCAGCGTTTGCTGGTCGTCGTTGAAGTCGATCAGGGCAATTTGCAGCCCCACGGGGGTGATGGTGACGAAGTCGTAGCGCCGGCACGTTCGACCGTATTGCTGGATCAGCACGCGCAACAGTTCAGGGTTCAAAGACAACTGAGCGTTGCTGAACTTCAGCAGCACCACGTCCCAATCGCGGTCGGGCTGGCGTTCCTCGATCTCGACGTAACCCACGCCCAGTCGCTCGAAAATGCGTTTCAAACCGGCAGTGCTGCCGGCGTCGACTGAGTTGATAAACGCGTACTTCACGCGCAGTCGAAACAGGGTCTCGGGTTCGCCCTTGAAGCGCGTCACGTCCCGCTGCCAGGCCCACAGTTCAAGGATGCTCATGTGGCAGGTGTCGGGATCGATCTGCGAGTAAGGCCAGCGCAGCCAGCCGGTGACGGTTTCCCACCACGCCTGTGCAGCCGCGACCAGTTTCGAAAGCTCGGTACCGCCAAGCCAGAACGGCAGTTTCAGTTTGTTCATTGGAGGTTCACCTTCAGCGACGTCAGGCGCGGGATGTCCAATCCGCTGGTGATGTCGACGCCGGGGGTAAACCGCAGTGAGGCGATATCGGCAAACTGCTGGTGCAGTTCCTCAGCCAGTCGACTAAAGCTGAAGCGCGACTGGGGATAAGTCAGCGTCGGCTGATAATCGCGGGGCGTGCTTTCCCGAAACGCGGCCCGGATGAATAGCTCGATCTCACTTTTCAGCGCCTCGATCTGCTCGGTGCTCAGGTTCGGTTGCGGCCAAAGCGTCATCGCAACACTCACAGGCACTTCAGGCATCACCATGGCAAGCAGATCATCGCCGTGGCCATGGTTGCCCTGGTCGCGGATGTGCGAATTGATTTGCTCTAGGTAAGTCGCCGCCGGCACGCCCGCGTCAAACAACACGAAGGCGTTCGCACTGCCCGGCCCACGTGGAGCGCCGTGTTCGAAGTAAACGCCGTCCGGACGAACACCCGGGAAAGCCGAGATCATGGCGCGATATACCGCATCGGTGTGCCACTGGTTCACCGCCGAGAACTGGTTGCGCACGCGCAAACGCAGCTGGTCGTTCGGCTCCGGATCCGCACCGGGTGATTCCAGCCAACCGTCCTTGTTCACCACCTGGACAATTCCCGGTACCGGCACAGGCAGGATCGCGTAGTAACCCGGCGCGAGATTGAAGCCACTGCCCGATTCGATCGCCTCAACGGGGACTTCCAGCTGTAACTGACCGGCTACGAACGTCGCCGGCGCCGTGGTAATCAGTTTGTACACGTTGCCGTTGATGGCGGCCGACTGCACCACAATGCCTTTTTCCAATTCCATGACGCCGTCCGGCAAGGCCCGGGTAA